ATGCGTGAATATATGCATGTACACATACAAGATGGGGAAATATTTAAACCAGAATACATTCAATATAAAACAATGCTTCCCCTGGACCAATACGATGCTTTGTGCTTCTACGGCGATTTATCATACAAAGAAGCGGGAGATTATAAGGGTATGGGATTAATTGGTAAAACAGGACGTGAATTTCATTTAATCTTTTGTTTTCTAAGGAAAACATCCCGAAAGATTCTAGCACAATGGCTGTATGATTTAGCCGAAGATGAAAAGCTATTAGATCATAACATTAAATACCTTATTGAAGGTTTGTTTGCAATGGATGATTTTGTTAATGATTTTGATATTGAAGGCGATGAACGGGGTTGGTACATACCAGTAACAGCAGACAAGAAAAGTAAGATAGACAAATTTGACCGTGTTGAAAGTATGGCAGGCTATTTTGAAAGGCGTAATGTGTTTTTTAATGAAAAGTATCGAGGTAATAACGATTATCAAACAATGGAAGACCAACTATACGCATTTGAAAAAGGGAGTGGAGCGAATGATGATGGTCCCGATTTTTTACAATCAGGAATAGCACAGGTTAATAAAATATCCTTTGTAACCAAGTTTGAACCAAAAGCCACAAGCCGTAAAGAGCTAATTAAAAACAAAAAAAACAGATTCTAAGATGAGCCGATTTTTAAAAGATAGTGATTACGCTGTATTAATTCGCACCGAAATCAAAAACATTCTCCTGGAGAATTATACCGAAACTAAATTGCTAAGTGCCGAGCAAATGGCAATTTCCCAAATCAAAAACTATTTAGCCGGGCGTTATGATGTGGCTTTGATTTTTACACCGTTGCTTCCACCTGCAGAAGGTGAAGGCGAACAGTTAGACAGCCGAAACGCTTTTATAGTGATGATTACTATTGATTGCGCTCTGTATCATTTGTACAGCTCACTAGCCCCAAACAAGATTCCTGAACATCGTTCGAACCGCTATCAGGATGCATTGGAATGGCTCAAAATGATGGCTGAAGGCAAAAGCTATGCTGATCTTCCTTTAATCAAAAACGAAAGTACTGGCGAGGTTAAAGATTCCTTTCGATTAAGTAGCAGAAATACATTCACAAATAACAAATGGTAGTATTACCGATTTAAAACACGTTTAAACTCAATTCTAAGGCAATATTTTACTTTTTATGAAAAGGAATGCAATAAATAAAATTAGAAGCAGACAGGGGCTAAATTTTAGCCCCGTAGCCAAAACCGACACTCAGCCCATTAAATCAGGCAAACGAAATGCTGATGCTATCATTATGCAAATCGCTAAATCTTATAAAGATCGAAGCCGAAAGGAAATACAAACGTGGCGTTTAGCATTAACAGCTATCGAGCATATCGACACGCCACGTTATAATAGATATTTTGATTTGGTTGATGATTTACGCACCGACGGAACTTACAAAACACAATCGCTTTTGCGTAAATCAGCTACCTTAAGTGTCGATTTTCAAATTAGGAATAGAAAAACAGGTGAGGTAAACGAGCTGGCTTCTGAACTATTTCAACAAAAGTGGTTCTACCGTTACTTAGGAATTGATCTTGAATCTAAGATTGAAGGCACACGAATTGTCGAGTTTTTAGAGTTTGACGGTCATAATATCAAATTTGCCATCGTTCCGCCTCGTAATACTGTACCATCACAAAAAAGAATTTATCCTGATTTAGGTAAGGACAAAATTTTCATACAGTATGACGACCCAATTTATAAGCCGTGGGTTATCGAATTAAACCCGGACAATCCGCTAGGGATTATCAATGATATCATTCCAAACCTTATTTGGAAACGAAACGTTGCGCAATCCTGGGCGGAATTTTGCGAGAAGTTTGGAATGCCTATGATTTCGGCAACGACTAATAACAATAATACCACACACATTGACAATGTAGAAAAACAATTGCTTGCATTAGCCGAAGCTTCAGTAGGGGTTTTCCCTGAAGGAACAACCATCAAGTTTGATGAAGCCAACCGAACCGATGCGTATAATGTTTATTCAAAGTTTATTGAACATAACAGCAATGAAATTGCGGGTGTATTGGTAGGTTCTAATACGCTTGGTCAAAACGAAGCGAATCGCTCCAACACCGAAGTTCACGAACGTTCATTAGACTACAAAATTAGTCAGGCAGACCGTAGGGATATTGCATTTACGGTTAATGATGAGTTGATTCCGTTGCTAAAAATGCAAGGTTATAGCTATCTGTCCGACGATGATGTTTTTGAATGGATTGAAAGCAAGGAAGAAATAGACTTAAACCAATACTGGACAATGGTACAGGGTATTATGCAATATTTTGAAGTGGAACAGGATTGGATTTCTGAAACCTTCAATATTCCACTTGTAGGAAGAAAACAACAATCGCCTGTAGATACAATGACACAATTACAAGCGGCTAAACAATTAGAAGCAATTTTAAAACGTACAAACAATGGAGTTACCAACCAAAAAGATATCCATCCAACCGCTAAACCTTGGCAGAAAAATTACAACTCATAAATGTTGTAGTTCTGTTTTGCCTGTAGCTGAAGCAAGCACCAAAATATTAGACGATTTAACCAGTAAATTGATTTCTGCATTATGGAATAAAAAGGAAACCATCGGAACAGAAGGACAGTTAATCGTTACTGAAGCTTTGGAATTGCTTAAAGGATTAAAACAAGGCTACGGCACTACTATAGGTTACAACACGCCCGACACTTTAGCTATGCAGTTGATGGAATACAACCTGTTTGAGTTTTCGGCATCCAAGACTGAGGCACGTTTGGCAGCTATGACCGATTTATTAATAGACCAGGACAAAAACGAAATCAGATCAGAAGACGATTTTAAAAAACTGGCAAACGAACGGGTTGCTGATTTAAACCAAAACTATCTGACAACCGAATACAATCTTTCGGTTGCGGTTGGGCAAAATTCGGCAGCCTATCATCGCTTTTTAGCCGAAAAGGATACGGTTACATCATTCGTACAATATCAGACTGCAGGCGATAGTAAAGTAAGGAACGAACACGAAAAGCTAGACGGTAAGATTTTCAACTTAAGCGACCGTGAAGCTATGAAGCTATGGCCTCCAAATGGTTACGGATGCCGTTGCGAAATGGTGCAATACAACAGAACTCCAAAGCCTGACGAAGTAATGAGCGGAAAGACCGCTCAGGATATGTTAGATTCTGAAAATGCTAGTTGGTCAAAAAGCCAGTTCAACATTAACCGGGGCGACTTGAAAGAAGTGTTTACCAAATCGCAGTTTTACAGTGATATAAAAGGATTGCCGAAAAAGCTCAATGATATGACTTTTGAAAAGTACGATTTGCAGAAATGGAGTGCGTTTAAACAGGATTTAAACAAAATAGTTTTAGACAAAACAATCACTTCAGACAATGTAAAGGAACTTTTTAAATCGGAAAAAGACACCGACTTTATGGGATTCAAAGATTATTACGGGCGAAAGATGTTTTTAACGAAAAAAGTGTTTGATGCACATTCCAAAGGAAAATATGCTACACCTGAAGAAAACAGGCCGCAATTGTTTCCGTACATCAAGGATATTTTAAACAATCCTAACGAGGTTTGGTACAATTCGCCTGATAAAATAGACGGTAAATTTCAATCCCGATATATCAAGTTTTACAAGGACACAATAGTCGTGATTGATTGTGAAATGAAGAAAGACGGCTTACAGATTAACACCTGGTATCAGGCAAAAAAAGAAGACCTGAACTTGCGTAAAGGTCTTCTTATTAGGAATAAAAGTTGATTAATACCCGCAATTTAATGCTTCCTTACTGCTATGTAATTCCTTTTTCAGTGAGCTTTATCGTGAAAGGCGTTAGTAACAACTTGAATACAAAGGTATAAAAAAATATATAATATGGCTAAAAAATCAAAATTAGAGTTAGTAATGGAGTTGGGAGACAAACTGTTTAATAACAAGTTGTCTCAGGTTCAGGCGAAACTTTTAGGTGCTACGGATAAGATGGAAGGCAAGTTGCAGCGTTTTAACCTAAAGCAAATCAAAATATTTGAAAACATTGGCGAATCCTTTGACCCTGTAAAAATCAATCAAATGACCGAGTTGTTTGATAGCGTTTCAGAAAAGTTGGATTTCACTAACGATATCAGCAATGTACAAACAGCTTTAAATCAAATGGATGTTTCCAACGTGGACGAAATAAGCGCAAAAATCCATAGAATAAGCAAGGTCTTTAACGAAGATGGCATCGAAATAGCCAAAGCGGCCAATGCAATGAGCAAACAAATAGGCGGTTCTTTTGAGAGCAATTTAGCATTATTGGAAGCAGGTTACGAAAAAGGTGCGAATTTAAACGGTGATATGCTCGACCAGTTCAAAGAATATGGACCACAAATACGAGAACTTGGATTAAACGCTTCGCAAATGCTCGCAATTATGACTAATGCAGGCAAACAAGGCGTTTTTTCAGATAAGGCAATAGACTCTATCAAAGAGGCAAACCTTTCTTTAAAAGAAATGGGACCCAACCAAATCGCAGCCTTACAAGGAATTGGTTTAGGTGTTAAGGATTTGGTGGGAAAAACCTCTTTTGAAGCCGTGCGTATGATTACAAAAGCAATGAATGGAGCGACCGCACAAGCCAAACAATTAGCCCTGACAGACATTTTTAAAGGAGCTGGTGAAGATGCAGGTATGGGCTTTATTTTAGGATTAGGCACGATGGAACTAGACCCAAATAAAATACCATCATTTGCCAATGCAGACAAAGGTTTTAAAACGTGGGTTGCTGACTTGCAAAGCTCCATTTCGGAAAATGTAGGTGGTTGGATGCCTTTAATAAACGCATTAGGAATGGGAAGTATGGCGATTACCGGAATGATAAGTTTGGGAGCAGAAGTTCTTCCAATATTAGGCAAGTTAGCCAAAGTGACCAAACTTAATGCCGCAGCGCAATGGTTGTAGAATATAGCCATGAGCATGAATCCAATAGGACTTATTATTATTGGTATTGCGGCCTTAATTGCTTTAGTAGTTGTCGCTATCAAAAAATGGGATGACTGGGGAGCATCACTAATGCTTTTTCTTGGTCCGTTGGGTATGGTAATAAGTGCTTTCAAGTCGATTTATGACCACTGGGAAAGCATCAAACAAGCTTTTCAGACTGATGGTATTTTGGGCGGTTTAAAGCGTATCGGTATAGTATTGTTGGATGCTGTTTTAAAGCCATTGCAACAGCTTTTAGAACTTATTGCAAATATTGATCCTACAGGAGTAGCGCAAAAAGGCGTTGACAAACTGAAAGCTTATCGTGAATCCCTAAGTTTAGTTACTCCAGGCGAACATGACCCTAAAAAAACAAATCCGGTAAACCCGGCAACTCCTGTAGCTCCATTATTGAAAGCTCCTGTTATTGACGGAAAACTTGCCCCTAGTGGCAAAAAGAAAAAACAGGGGGACGAAGTAAACCGTGTAGCGGGGCAAGCGAACCAAATACGCAAAATTGACATTAAGATAGATTCATTCAATAAAGGAGGTATCAATGTAGCGCAATCAGCTTATGCAGGAATGACAAAAGAAGATGTAGAAGCCTGGTTTAAAGAAATGCTTAGACGTTTAGTTATTAATGCTGAATCTGCTTAATTATGATTAGTCCGGACTTTATAGTAAAACTCAATCGCTTGAGTAAATTGTATAAAAAATTCCCTGAATTGGCCGCTATTGAGGCGGTCAATTTCAGTAAGGAACGATTTGTCCGTAAAAATTGGGTTGACAGAAGCGTAACGGCTTGGAAAGCCCGAAAACCATCGCCCGAATGGCATAGCGAAGCACAAAAGAAAGCAGCTGCTAGAGGTTCGTTAATGGTTAGATCAGGACGTTTAAAACGTTCCATCCGAAAAATAGCCGTAGCCCGCAACAGTGTAACCATTGGTACCGATGTACCGTATGCAGAACCACACAACGAGGGGGCAGTGATCAATCAAACCGTAAATGTAAGAAGCCATTCCAGAAAACGTAAAGGCAGGAGCGAAACTGTGAAAGCACACAAGCGAAAACGCAAAATTACACTTCCTGAAAGGCGATTTATAGGAGAATCAGCCGTGTTATTACGTAGGGTGGAACGATTGGTACAACGGGAAATCAACGAGATTTTAAAATAATTTAAACACAGTTTAAACATGCAAACTTTTTACAAAAAGACAATTGAAGCTTTCGAAAAACCCGAAAACAAAACCTTATTTACAGATAAAAATGTTAATCCAGTAACGTATATTGACCTGTACGCAGGACAGGAACAATTTGAGGAAAATTTTGAACTGTTTGCACAACCTGCTTTGCTTATTGAATGGGGCGTAGATTATAGTGGCAATACCCCTGTGGCTACAATTACGCTTTATTGCTGTTTTGAGCAATTGCGTGATACTTCTAATATTTCACTAAATCGTGATTTAGGTTTGCGGTTCCTGGACTACATTGATACTATTGATGAAGTAATCCAAACTATTGAGACCGAAAAGACAGGTAAACCAGAAATAGTTTCCGAAGGTTTCCACAAGATGGATAGTATTGTAGACGTCTATTTATTGACGTATGAATGTAGTTTTAAAGGACGAAAAAGCCCTCGAGGTAAGTACCAGGAGGGCGATTATGACACGTTAGATTTAAAAAGGAAACTGACTGTAGAATTTGATTAAATCATAATTTTAAAGTTTCTTTTGCCTTATTAAAATCCTTGATAAATTCGGCGGTATTGTCGTTGTACTTCGTGTTTTTGATAGTTATTGTTGCTTTCCATGTGTCTAAGATGGTAAATACTGCCAAATCTTGTTTATATGGCTTTTTGGCTTGGTTTACAGGAGTATCAAAGGTTGAATAATTGGTATCATAAAGATAAACAAACAATTTGGCCACATCGGCAAAACTCCCGCTTATTTCGATTGATTTCACTACATCCAACCCATAAACCGTAAAAGTATTATATTTCACTTTTAAAGGCTCCCTGTGGGTTGGATTCGTGTAAATTTCATATTGAAATCCTGGTCCACTTGGAGCATTTTGTTTGGGATTCATTTTTAACTGATCACTTACCAACTTACGAACATTATTCAGTGTAATATTTAATTCGTAATATGTGTTTTGCAAAGGCAAATAATCAGTGTAATACGGCAGTTTTTCGGGGAAATCAGCACTTATTGGCTGTTTTAAATCATAATCCCAATCGGGGCGGTTCTGAGCTATAAGCAACGTAGGAACCAGGATTAAAAAGAAGAGTAGTTTTTTCATTAGTTATAAAATTTATATTCAGTACCAAATTTTAACACGTTCAAAGGTGTTTCTTTAGATGGGAAATATTGAATTATTAGAGTATCTCCGACTTTTTTATTAGATATTTTGAAGCCTCTTTCTTCTACAATTTTGCTTCCAACACCCTGGGTATTTATCATTTCAATTGTATTTGGGACACTATTTTTCAAAAGTTTCATAATAAATTTTCCATCTAAATCCATAACAAACGTGGTATCTCCTTTAACAATCTCTACAAAATCACTCGTTATACTATCCGATTCCAGAATTAAATTTACTGCAGATGAATTAAAATTATAGGTTGTTTCTACCATTTTAGTGTAAGAAGGTTTAGAAGAGCATGACACTATCAGAGCTAATGTCGGTAATACAAGAAGTTTTTTCATTTTTCAATATTTAGTTTATAAAAGTAAGAAAACCGCTTGAATTAACAAGCGGTTTTAAACTCTAAGCTATTTTGTAGATAAATTTACCTAAATCATCATGAATCAGGTCGAGAGCTTCAGCGTCTCGAATTTCTGAAAATGTTTCGCCGGTTTCAATATTGTAAGGGATGGTGTAAAGATAAAACTCATTATTTTCATAGGCTATAACACAAACAAAATCGTTTGTTATGTCTTTTACTGCAGGGAAATCTACAGCCAAATAAATGCGTTTAGGGTTTTCTTTGTAATAGTCGGTAAATAACTTATAAACTGCCCGAATATCGCCGCCTAAATCGAGGGAGCATATAGTATTTTTTTCGTCTTTATCCTCTATAAACATTTGAAAAGGATAGAAACCAAAGGCACTACAATGATCTAAAAATTCAATTTTTACTAATGTTGTTACAAATTCTTTTACGTCTTTCATTTTTATAAGTGTTTAAATTGTGTTTAAATTTTTTACTTTCTCTCTTTAAGCATGTTTTCAAAGAAAAAATTGGCTTTTATTTCTATGCCCGATTCACGATTCTTGTACTGTACATTGTCGTGAATCAGTTCCTGAAGTATTTCAATAACTAAAGGCTTTAGGATTCGTTTCAATATTCTTTTAATACTCATCGTTATAGCGTTTTTGATTTAACCAAGTCACTAAATGCGCTTTGTTTTCCCCTGTTTTCTTTAGGTCTTCATCGTAGAGTTTTAAAGCTGAAAAGCATTTTATTTTATCTACTAAACTTAGTTTTTCAAAGGCTTTTTGAGACAATTCTCTTTTTCTTTTATAGTTGTATTTGTTCCAAAAGGTTTCAAAACTGTAATCTTCAAGTTTTAGCTCTATTGTTACTATTTTTTTGTACTTTGCCCATTCCTCAATCATAGTAACATTTTCGGGAAATGTTTGTTTTCGCAATAAATTAATGAAACTTGAACCTTTTAAATTGATAAAACAATGCAGGATACCGTCTGATTTTCTATACTGGAAAATCCATTTTTCCTTTGTTTCAATGAAGGTAACTTCATAAGTTGTGTAGTCTTCCATATCTATTTTTTAAGTAAATATCTAATTGGCTTTTTGTGAACGAAGCTCTTTGAAATTTCGATAGCTTCCTTTTTTAATCGTGCTTCGGTTTCCCAAATGGTTTCCGATTTATCAAGCCCTCTTTTGCGTATTGTTTTATTTTGCATTAAGCTAATTTTTGGTTTATTTCTCCTAATATTTCACGGATTATTCTTCTTTTTTCAATTGTTTCATTATCAACAAGAGGCAAATAATCTATATATGTAAAAAGAAATCTATGTAAAGCAAAGGCTTCATAATATTTTAAATCGATTTTAAACGGTTTTAAACGCTCTCTTTTGTCAATGGCTTTTTTTAGTAACATTCCTGCAATTTCCCTCATTTGATAAATAAAACTTTTAAATTCTTTTTGGTAACCGTGAACATTTGAAGGAAGTTTTTCAGCTATAAACTCATTTAAAAAAGCTAATTGATAATTGGTGAGTTCTAGTTGTATTTTCATTATTCAAGGTATAAGCCTGTTGTCACTTGAGTGGAGTAAGAACCTCCTTGAATTTCATCTAATCTTTTACGATCTGCTCTCTCTTTTTCGCTTAATGTTGAAAGGTCAACTTTACCAATTTGTTTTTGATGGTATATTTTTGATTTCATTACATATTGACTAAAAAAAACTTCCTGAAGCTCTGAACGTCTTTTATTTTGGGTCTTAGTACTACGACATCTTTTAATCAAAGGCAGGCAATGCTTTTTAAATTCAGCATTCATGTGTCGTTTGAAGTACTCGTAAGCACTAGAGAACAATACCCAGTCTAAATATTCAAAAGACATGTAAATTGTTTTTCCGCCTAATGTTGATTTAGAAGCATTGAATTCTTTACCTTCAAAAAAGTAACTGTGAAGCTGTATAAACAAATCTAAATCCAGTTTAGTAGCATACTTAAAACTATATTTTTTTAAGTGCATTGTTTTGATAAATTCTTCAGTTAAATTATGCTTTTTGAGCAGTTTATTTAAAGCTATTTCTGCAGCTGCTTTTTCGCCTTCAGTAGCTCCTCTTTGTACAAGTTCATGTATTTTTGAAATCTTGTCTTTTAGTTGATTATCCATATTATAAAGGTTTTGAGTTTTGCAAGGCCACGTAACCCGGTTCCAGTCCGGGAACATCTTTAATGATAAAATCTACCTTTCTTTTCACCTGACCGCCTGTGTATTTTTCGGTTTTTGGGTCAAATTCATTGAGAATTAAGAGGTCGTTTTCTTGGTAATTCCGATCATTAAATCGGATTTCCACTTTCTTAAGCCCTAACAAGACATTTTTGTAATGTTCGGGATGGATTTTTAGTTCATGATTCATTTAAAAAAGGGTTAATTGATTATTATTTTCATTTTCTTGTAGTAAATCTTTAAGCTCCTTTCGAGCGTTTATACCTAGATAAGAATCAAAAGTCCGCTTGCAAATATTGAATTGATGTTCTACGTGCAAATGGTAGATTTCTTTAAAAAACAGGCCTTGCTTGCTGTGATGCAATGCGATTTCCTGTACTTTTAAAACTTTTCTTAAAAAATTCTTTTTATTGTAGGCCATTTACGTATCTTTGGAGCTCACAACAACCGCCAAGTTGAAGGAGCTCCTGATAGTATATTTGGGGCTCTTTTTTTTTAGATTAATTGCTGGATGCTTTCGGTATTCCAGTTGCGTGGTGCCATGCTTTGGTACCAACCTTTTCGGAACTATTTTTGTAATTAGCTTCTAAACCTCTAAATTGCTTTGTCAATTCGTCTAATTCGTCAAAATCGTAAGCGTGAAGCTCTTTTTTATAAATTGACGAGTTCTTCATCCAATTATTAAATTTCGTCCAGCTATCAGCTTCTTTTATGCCTGTTTTTGTGGCAATGGTCAGGATGATACTACGTTTACGTTTCATTATCAATTCCATTTCAGCCGAAAGGGATTGCTCACTTTCCTTTTTTGAGGTCTCAATTACACGTTTTCTATTGTTTAGATAGTTATTTACAGCACTATCCTTATCCGAAAAGGTGTTGAAAGTGTGTTTTTTTGAAGTTCCCATAATTAAAATAATTGTCCTTGTACAGGTTGGTTACTTTTTTTATCGAAAATCACAAAGGTTTTATTTCCGCCAAAACGGCTTCTTGGGTAGGCTTTTCCATCTTTAACAAACACTTTGATACAAGACATGTACTCAATGTCTCTTGAAGCTTGGTTCTTTGGTTTTTCTCCTTTTGCCCAACTGATCACAATGAATGATTTTTTAGGAAAGGTTTTAACAAGCTCTTTGTATTGTTTGGTTGATAAATCAGAGTAATCCTGACTATCGATAACAACGATTTTTGCTGATGCCCTACGTTTTAAACGGGTTACAAGCTCATCAAAAGTACCTCCTGAAATAAACATCACTTTGCCTTTTACTTCCTCCATATTATTGCGTTGTATTGCCGCTTGCAAGGATTTAGAAATACCTTGCTCGTACGAGAAATAATCCGCTTTTACTCTATGGTTTAGGCATAGGTTTTTAACGAATTTTACAATAAACTCCGTTTTTCCCCCACCTGATTCACCAGTAACCGACATTTTGAAATTCTTTTCAATCAAGCCGAAACTGTCCAACCATTCGCCATCTATCTCATAGACATCGAATGTTTTGTTTAAAAAATCCGTGATTCCAATTGCTCTCATTTTACTAATTTTTCATTTTTTTCGCTCCCACTTACGACTCGAACGTAAGTGTCTGCCTGTTGGGACGGTATTCTATTTTTATAGACTGGAAAAGTTTAGAGAAACGTCCTTCCATTTGTTCTTTTCATCCTTGGTATAAACCCTAATGTATTTGGCAGAGCCTACTACGATAAGACAGTCATTCAATTTGTCAAATTCTTCTATAAGCCTGTCATCGCCTAGCTCACGTACTTGTTTTCGGGCTTTGGTGAGTAGTTTAGCGTCGTATTCTCCTTTAGAATTCTTCATTAAAATACCGTCCAAAAGATTGTAGAAACCTTTGTTTCTATTCTCGAATTTCTCTCTAAAAATGTCCTTGATAGCATTGATGTGAACTATTGCCTCATCGTTGAAATCGAAACGGTCTTGAGATTCTACAACTATTTTGACCAGATCATTTTTAAGCTCGAAACTTTTGGCTTCTTTGGTTGCTTTGCCTTCCAGTTCATACTTTAAGTTGTTGAAGTTTTCAGCGTGTTTGATGGATTCATTCTTTAGTGTACTTAAAATCCCTTGTGCGTCAGTGTATCGCTCTAATACTTCATTCAAAAAGCTCTCTTTGTCTTTGGTATAAGCTATTTTTCGGGCATCTTGTTGCTGATTTTCTGCAGCTGCTTTTTGTTTGGCCAATTGCATTAATTCGGCAGAACTCATTTCGGATATTGGTTTTGTAATTGCTTCCATTTTTATGATTTTTTAAAATTAAATTCGTGTTCTCTAAGGTCTAGTGTGTCGCTTTCGACTGGCCAAGTACTTTCGGATTCTTTTATCAGTTCTAAATCTTCAGGATTTACGCCGTAAATGATGGTGTTCCCGAAATACACATCTAAAAAGGTCTTGTTTACATGGTTCTTACCGGTGATAGTTACAGGCATTCCTTTCTTAATGACTTCACCACCAAGGTTTGAAATGTCGTTTAAAACCGTAGCCCTTTTATTTTCAAAAAAGGCATTGGCAGATTTCTTTACAAAACTTTGTCTCATTTGGTTATACTTTTATGGTTTCTAGTTGGTTTTCTTCGAGTTCGATAAGCTTGTTTACGTAGTAACCACGAGCATTTTTATTTTGATTGTATTCCTTGTGATTTTCGTTATTAAAAAGCCAATCGTTTAATTCTTTAATCTTGTTTTCAAGCCATTGCTTAGATACTTTCATAATTTAATTGATTGATTTAGTAGCCCATTTATTTAACTTTTCGTGCCATTTTTGGGTAGCTATTTCGCCCCCGAAGGCCCTTACTATTTTTCCTTTTTTGTTTTTTACAATAAGGATGCGCTGGGTTGGATTGTAAACTGTTAGCATGATGGATATAATTCGTTTAACAATGAAATAGTAACTTCTAAACTTTCTTTTTCAGCCTCTTCGAGTGCTGTAGAAATGATATTTTTAAGAGAGTCGAAATCTTTTACACGGGCTTTTAGCCAGTTGATAGCAGGCTTATTTGTAATACCTAATTCAATGCAAACATTCTCTATGTCTTCACCTATTGAAGGATCTAGATAAGTCCATCCAAATGACCAACGGCGGTTTGTTTGCACGAAGCCATTTTTACGTTTTTCCGCACCTTTGGTAAGCATTTTTTGAACATCAATACCAATTACTACTACAGCAGCATAACCTTGAAGTTCGTCAGCTATGGTTTTAACTGTTGGGATATTACCTGATTTTGAGTTTTCGAATTCGTCAATAATAAGCATCGGGTTATTACCTAATGTTCTTATTTTTTGGCACACTCTTTTGATTATTGCGCCTTTTGTTCCTGTACTAGCTACACCAACCTCCTCAGCTAAATTGATAGCGAACTCTTTTGAATTTTCAATACTTGAGCATTTAACAAGGAATACCGAAGCAGGATATTTGCGTTTGTAAAGTGTTGCAGCGTAGGTTTTTCCTAAACCTGTGTCACCATCAAGGCCTAAACGTTTTTTCTTTTCACGTGCATTTTCAAAAGTGATAATTGCCTGTTGAAAATTGAACGTATTAAAATGATTCCAATAGTTTTTTTCCAATTTCAAACCAATAGCCAAAGCAATTGCCTCGTAATATTTGTCGGCTATTTTTGCTTTTCCAATGGTTTCGTTTCTTTTAACGATTTGGTTAACGTAGGCTTTGTCTATGCCCGCTAATTGTGCCAATGCTACCTGTGTAGTCGCATTTTCGTTTAAATACCTTTCAATTGCTTGTGGTATTACGTCAAGTTTCTGAATTTGTGTTAACTTTGCCATAGATAAATGAATTAAGCTGACCATTCAGAGCTGTTAAAGTCTCTATTTACTCTCTGTCTGGTCTTGTTTTTAAGGTTATTATTCTCGTTATTTATTTGATTTTTATTATAATTTTCTTTGTTTCCCCCCAAAGCCATTGAGTGGCTATAGCCTAAATCACTGATCACCTCGTTTAATGAAGCTTCGAATTCGTCAATAATTTCGGTTTGTTTGGCTTTTCTGCCTTTCAGGTGTCCAAGAGCATTACCTTTTATTTCGTCAGTTTCAGCGTGGGATTGTGAAGCTCCTATAACACGAGGACAAGTCATGATAAACTTTTCATCCAAGGTGTATAAATCGGCAAAATCCTCATCCCAAACTACTTTTACTTCCGCTCCTGTGGTATAACCTGTAGCCTTTGCAATAAGTTCAGTTCCTGCACCGCCAAACTGTGGTATTTCGAACTGGAATTGTTCGCTTGCATAGCCCTGAGAGCGATATACATTTACATAACCACGCATGTAGCTTACATCTACTTTGGTATGTTTTGCGAATAAGTATCGCGTGACAACCGGCTCTAATGGTTTGCAATCAGGGTGTTTAATTTGCCAGCGTTCAGCGGGTGTAACCTTATCACGCAATTGCATTTGGTTCCAACGTTTAATTAATTCGTGCAATTGAATTAAAGCATCGGGATATGAAGGCATATCTTCGATATTGATATGATCAGGATTTGCCTGACCTTCGATACCGGTTCCCCATGAAGTCGAAAGGAAGTTTTGTATGTCTTTTAAACTACGTTTAAACAAACGGAATTGCGTTTCGGCAGGGTTCGCTTGCGAGTTACCCGCTTCGATGGTTCTTACTTTATTAAAAGCTAGATTCAGGAAGCTTTTACTTTTGGCAGATGTGAACGCTCCGTGATTATCGGATACAAACTCAAACATGGTTTGATTGCCTCCGTTTTCAATAGCCATTTTCACAGCATCCTTGGTCATTTGTTCCGTTTCTTTGTGAGAACCCATTGGAGCGGCTGACCATCCCGCAATAAATCGGCTTGAAACATCAGTAATAAGAATTACATATAGTTTCATGCTTGACCATTTGCCATTAGCTTTTTTATACTTGTAGTTGATGGTTCCCGAACCATCGCCAGCAAATAAGGAGTGTGCATATTGCAAATGTTCTGTTGTTACGTAGGTTTGTACGTGTTTTTTATAGTAATCTTCACCGTGACGGGCTTTAGCCGTCAAGATTGATTTGTTAAATCGTGTTAAATGATGGCAAAATGTTCTATAAGCCACAGGCTGTAAGTCGAATTCTCGAACATCTTCGCAGTAATCACGCTCCCAAAGTGTACGGATGTACTCTTTTGAAGCTGCTCCCGGATTCATATATAAATGGAACATCATTGCTTCGTGAATGTCGAACTGGTAAATTTGCCCAGTTGTTTCGTCAACTAACGGGTATTTACCCACGATTTGAGCGTTATCGTTTCCGTATTTACCGGATACAAAGAAGTTTCTTTGTTCGATAATACTTGCTTGAACAGGAAATTCATTGATTTTGTTACGCAAATACGCTGCTGAATTTACTTTGAATCCTTCCAGTTGTAAAGGCGCAATCATATCGGCACATACTTGTAAAAAATCCTGTTTTTTATTGATTCCTAAAGCTTTGAAATTGTCATTAAACAATTGCTTATAGATAAACATACACCACGCACGACCAGTCGCCATTTGTATGGCTTGATTTTGATTAAAACCGACTATTGCGCTGTACATATAATAGGTTATATCAGTATTATCAATGAGCGTATTTACTTGTGCTTGAATCAGGTTTTTTAATTGATTTTGTTTGTTGTTTTTATCGGCACTTAACAGAGCCTCATACACTGTAAGAAGCTCATGTTTGGTGCCAAATTTTGAACGGTAATGAGTAGGTTTTCTATCAGGCAGACAATCAAAGTCGTAATAGAAAGTTCCGTTTGATTTTCCCCAACGCCATGCGCTGCCTGTATTGGGTAAAAAGTCACCGTATTTATATCCTTTTTGGATTGATTTTTTGAATAATGCTCTAGCTCGAGTACGTAAATATTCTTCTGTTACCTGACAAACCTGCAATACAAGGCGTTGTGATACCCATAGGGTTTCACCGTCTTTATAATTGCGTAATAGTAGGTCGTTTGGTAGCAGTTGCATTTTTGTGACTAGTTGATTAACATTTTTTCCAGTTCAGCAAACTTTTCCATGATAAGTTTGGCAGCAGCTGAATCTTGTTTTCTTTCGTGTGTCACTACCTTTTTGCAATAAACTTTACTCTTACCTGTCATACTATGAAGCAGTTCCCAAGTTTTAAATTTTCTTGCTTGTTCAATTAATATGCTCAT